GCGCGCGGCCTGACGACCAAGCCCGTCGACGTCAAGGACGAGCGGCACGACGTCGCGAACCGGATCGCGGCCGACCCCGAAGCCACCAACTTAGCCATCGCCTTACTCGATCGCATCTCGCAGCAGCCTAGTGACGACGCGACACACAGGCAGCAGAAGGCCGACAGAGCACCGACGCCGGCGCGCCCGCTCGACTTGTCCGTGTATAGCGTCGAGGAGTTGGAACAGATGCGGACGCTGCTCGAGCGCGGGGCAGCCCGACAGCACGCGGCCGACGCGGCGAGCCGGTCGACGCGCCTGTCACGTAAACCCCTCGAAACCGGCGACGGTTTCGCCTCGAACGTCCAGTGATTCCGCGCGGCGCACGCGCGCGATCGCTGTCACGTAGACACTTGATTGTGAGACACTCCAACGCGTGCTACGGCCGAAGCAGGCCCGGTTCGTCGCCGAGTATCTGATCGACTTGAACGCGACCCATGCCGCGATCCGCGCGGGGTATTCAGCCAAAACCGCTCAGCAGCAAGGCTATCAACTACTTCAGAAAACTTCAGTCGCCGCGGCCATCCAGGCCGGGCAGCGCGCGCATCTCGACGCCGCCGGTGTGAGCAAACAGCAGCTCTTGCGCGAGCTCGGCTATGTGGCGCTCGCCCGGGTCTCGGACTACTTCGATCCCGTCACCCGAGACGTCAGACACCCCGCGGACCTGGGGCCCGCCGCCGCCGCCGCGCTCGCCGGCTTCGAGGTGCTGATCAAAAACGCGGAGGCCGGCGACGACCAGACCGACACGATCCACAAGTTCAAGCTGTGGGACAAGGTGAAAGCGATCGAGCTCTACATGAAGCACTACGGGATGCTCGTCGAGAGGGTCGAGCTCGCCGACGAACGGGCTGAAGCCCGCGTCGCGCGGCTGAATGCGGCGCGCAAGCGGGTGGCGGCGCCGTGACTGATCCGGGACCGCACGGCCGGCGTCGGACGTATCAATGCGGGTGCGCGTGTCCGGCCTGCACGGCGGCGAACAGGCAGTACAGCGCCCGCTATCGCGCGGCGCAGCGGGCGGGCCGGCCGGTGCTCGGCGCCCGCGCCCCCGCTCGTGAGGCGCTCCGGGTGGTCGCGCGCCTGCTCGACGAAGGCTACCGGCGCGCGGACATCGCGCGCGGCCTCGGGCACCAACCGAACCGGCCCTGGCCCGAGCTGGCGATCGCCCGCCAGGGGGCCGCCGTCACCTGGCGCACGGTCTATCGCTTGCGCGCTTTCCTGCGGCGCGTCGATCGCCTGGAAGCCTGACCCCGGCTCGTCCGTAGTGCTTCTTCAGCCGCGGGCTCGTTCGAACGCGCCGACGCGGACGAAGGCGACGAATCGGTAGACGGACGGACGGCTGTTCTAGGAGAATCGGGCCGTACGCGCGTTCCCCCGCGCGTGCAGCCCTAAACCCGTTCCTCGTCCATGCCGAGCGAGCGAGCCTGCCCGCAGTGTACCGGGAGCCGCCGCCGGAGAAAGGCTCCCGATGCCTCAGCCCTCACGCCGCCGGACTCCTCGTGCCGCCGCGTTCGATCCCTTACCGCTCCACGTGATCCAACCGCCCACCGATCTGTTCAGCCGATCGGCCGCCCGTGCCCATAAGGCTGAACTGCAGACGCTGCACCAGCGTATCGATGAACTCGCGAGGCTCGAGCCGGCGGCGATGTATTCGGTGTCGCTGCTCGTCTTTCGCGTGTTGCAGGCGGCATGCTGGAGGGAGGGCCGCTGATGCGCGCGCCGATGTTCGTCAGCGTGCGGCTGGATGCCGCCCTCGTGCGTGATCTGCGCCGGGCCTTATGCATGGAGGGCGACCCGTTCGGCACGGCGCCCCGCATCCCGCAACGGCGCCGCCTCGAACAGTCGGCGCGGAACGAGCTCGCCGTCGAGACCGCGATCCGGGTGTGCGTGCGACAGCACGCCGCGTATCGCGCCGCGCTGAAAGGCGGCGCGTGATGCCGACACGACGCCGAACGACCGTCCCGACCCGCCTCGCCAAGGCCTACACCTGGCAGCCTGCGACACAAGAACAGCGGACGGTGAGGCAGCGCCGACTCCCATTTTCCGGTGACCCGCGCGACCTGATCCAGCGCGCCGCGGAGTTGGTGGCGCCCCTCCGTCCGTGGCGCGCGGAGATGACGTGCTTGCCCGGGCGCTATCGCCTCAGTCTGAATTTCGGGGCAGATGCGCACGACGTCTCGACACACGTATCGGTCACGCTGCACGCCGCCGACGCGTGGCTGTTCGCGTATTTCGCGCGCGATCGGTCGGTGGCGGGCCTCCTGTACGTCGATCTCTCTGACGACGGCGACGGCGAGGATCTGACGGTCCCGGTTGTGAGCGTCGACGAGCTCGCGCGGATGCCCGCGACGATCGGCGCGGCGGGCGTGCCCCACACGGTCGGGTCCCATTGAGGCCGCGCCTCGCGGAAGGCGACGAAATGAAGTGCCGGCGCTGCCACCGCTGGCACGTGCTGCACCAGGCCGGCACGGCCGGCCCGTATGACCGGGCGATGCTCTACCTCACGTGCGGCGACGGCGGGGTGTACTACGCGGGGAACGCCGGCAACCCGACCGATCGCGAGGTCCGGTCGCCGCCGGTCGCAGCAGGCCGCGCTCACGTGACCGCGGTCGGGAGAACGTCAGAGTGACGATTGATAGGGATACTCGCGACGCGGCCGCGACGCGCGCGTTGATACGGCTTGCCGATTTATGTGGGGACGCACGCGGCCTCCGGTTCGGCGAGGCCGATCTCATCGCCGCGTCCCCATTACGGACGACGTTAGCCGAACTCGAGGAAGCCGGGTACATCAGGCAGATCGTCTTCTCGTCGAACCCGAATCCGTACACCTTGACGAGGGATGGCTGGCTGGAATCGCAACGTGTCTCAGGGCGCCTGGAGTCCGACGAATTTCATCAGCGGCGCGGACGCCTATGTGCGGCCATGAAGCGCGCGGTGGACGGACGCCACCGTGAGGCGATCCTCGACTGCGCGGAACTCGCGCAGGAGGCCGGGCTGCCCGAAGGCTGGGTGTGGAACATCCTCGAGGGGCAGGTGCTCCACAGTCTCGATTCCTTGAACCGGTACGCCGTCCGGTTTGAGGACGGGCTGATCTACGTCCCGTCCACGTTCGGGCAAGAGCCGATCCGCTGATCGGTTCGGCGCACCAGGCGCAGCGAGGCCCGCCGATCCAGCACGTCAAGGCGAGCCAGCTGCTCGTATACCTGCTCGACGATCGCCCGCGGCAACGTGATGTCATCGGTAATTGGTGGGGGCGCCCCCACCAATGTCGCGGCCGCGCTCGGCGCGCTCGTGACCGCTGCCGGGTGACGCCGCGGTTCGCGCGGCACTCTGGCGGTTCGGCCTCTCGTTCGAAGCGTCGGCGGTGTGTCCCTCGCTGGGACCGCCACGGGCGGCGCCGCGGCCGCCTGGCGATCGGTCTCGGCGTGTCGCAGCGGCGCGAGCTGCTGCCGGTAGCCGCGACACAGCGCGGTCGCCAGGCCGAAGCCGACGCTCACGCCGGCGAGGAATCCCCCCACGCCTAGCATGGCCGGCGTGTCCCAAAACCAGTTGTCTGCGTGACAGCCGCGGTCACGCCGCGACCGCCGGAATCGCTGAGGAAATCGTCGCGGTTTCGAGCCCGATTTCGAGGGGTCTACGTGACAGCCGCCAGCGGTGCACGACCGAGCGGGAGACGCCGAGCGTTTTCGCCGCGTCGCGCAGCGAGCTGTTGGCCACGGCTTCGAACTGCGCGTCCGCGATCGTGTAGGGCTGCCGGCCGAGCCGCTTGCCCTGCGCCTTGGCGCGCGCCAGGCCGGCGCGGACGCGCTCGACGATCCGGCCGCGCTCGAACTCCGCGATCGCCCCGAGGATGTGCATCTGCAGCTTGCCCGCGGGCGTCGTGGCGTCGATGCCCTCGCCGAGCGAGATGAACGCGACGCCGAGCGCCTGCAGGTCCTCGAGGAGCGTAATCAGGTGCTTCAGGTTGCGGCCGAGGCGATCCAGCTTCCACGTCACCAGCACGTCGAACTTGCGGCGCTTGGCGTCTTTGACCAGGCGGTCCAGGGCCGGCCGGGCGGTCGTGGTCCCGCTCACGCCGTGGTCGACGTATTCGATGGCCGCGTCCCAGCCGCGGGCCGCGACGTAGCGCCGGAGCTCGGCGAGCTGGTTCTCGGGTTGCTGGTCGAGGGTGGACACGCGGGCGTAGATGGCAGCTCTCACGGAAACCTCACAAGGTCGGGGCTCCCGTAGAATGGCGGGCAGCCCGGGCGACCGGTCACGCGGTTGAACGGGTTAGGGCCGCCGGCGTGTTATCAGCACGACGACGGTCCGCTTTCACTCTCTGAGTCTATCGCACTTCCCCCGCATTTGACAAGTGTCGCTTGACAGGCCATAATCGTCCGCAGTGAGACTGCGGTCGTTCGCGCATGCCGGGCTCCGCCGGCTGTATCTGGCGGATCAGCCCCGCGGCCTGCCGCCGGACGCCGTCGGGAAGCTGCGCCGGATGCTGACCTTCCTGCAGGATATGCAGACCGTCGACGAGCTCCGGACGCTGCCGCACTGGAAGGCCCACCGCTTGACGGGGGACCGCGCCGGGACGTGGGCGCTGCACGTCACGCGCAACTGGCGGCTGACGTTTCGCATCGTCGCCGACGAACTCACGGAGGTGAATTATGAGGACTACCACGGCCACTGATCCCGAGGCGCGGATGCGCAACCCGGTGCATCCGGGCGAGTTCATCCGGGCCGAGATTCTCGCGCCGCTCGGCCTGTCGGTGACGGCCGCGGCGCCGGCGCTCGGCGTGACGCGCCAGGCGCTCTCGAACCTGCTCAACGGCCAGGCCGATCTGTCGGGGGACATGGCCGTGCGGATCGAGAAGGCGTTCGGCGTCCGGATGGACACGCTGATGCGGATGCAGTCGTCGTTCGACATCGCGCGGACCCGCCAGCGCGCCAAGTCGATCACGGTGCGGCGCTATCGCCGGTCCGCGGCGTAGGACTCGAACCGATGACGCCGGACTTTCAGTACCCGCCGCAGGAGCGCGTCTACGAGCATCCCGATCTGCTCGCGGACCTCGTCCGCGCGTGCAGCGAGTTGGAGCCGGAGGACTACGCGGTGAGCGACGAGAGCCTGTTGTCGGACATGGTCGACGCCGACGCGGACCTTGAGGCGCTCTACGCGATGGTGCGGCAGCGGTACGGCGTCGCCGTGACGCACGACCCCGAGCCGTATCTCTGGGAGTTGGTCGAGCAGATCGCGGCGCAGCGTCGTGGCGCGCGCGGCAGCGAGGAGGCCTGAGCGATGCACCACAAACGGCGGCGGGCGAAGCACCAGCGATCGGGCTGTCTGTTGTGCAAGCCGCATAAACGCGGCGGCCAGTCGAAGTTCGTCCGGCTGAAAGGACTGCGCGCGCCGCGCCGGCTGCGGGATCTCGCGGTCGCGTAGTGGCGCGCCATTGCTCGCTGCGGCGAGCTGTTGGAGACGTTTCAGTCGCCGGGCGGGCGACCGCCGAAAACTAGTGGGGGCGACCCTACGAGTTTTTCTCAGCGCCAAGCGGCCGACGCCGCGGGAATGTCGAAGGACCAAGAGGTCACCGCCGTGCGCGTGGCGAACGTGCCCGCTGACGTGTCTGTGGGAGTAGACTGACCGCTCGAATGCGGCCGTACGGGCGGCGTTGGACCCGCCCGCACGGCTAGAACTCGTCCACCCGTCCATACCGGGCGAATCGAGCTGCCCCTCCAGTGTAGCGGGAGCCGCTTCGCTGAGGGGAGCGATGCACTACCTCGAGAAATTTCCCGACAAGATTCGGCCCGCCCTTGAGGCGATCGCAATCCAGGCCAATCTAGACCATCGGCTGACGGGCTACGCAAACCGGATCGCCGCTCAGGACGCGGCGTTGTGCTACTTCAAAGACCTGTTCTGCCGTCTCGCGGCGGAGTTGTGTCAAGCGGTTGAGAGAGGGGATTTTCCGTATCTGAAGCTCACCCCGGCCCTCGAAAGTCTGCCTCGCTCTCTCGCCATCGTTGCGTCGGATCGGGCCGAATGCCACTTGTACACGTTCGAACGCCTTGCGCGCCAAGCCCTTGCAGAATGGCCCGCATGGCGCGTCGTCCAGGTGAAGCGAAAGGAACTCGCGAAACTCGCAACGAACCAGGCCACGCCACAAGCAGGCAAAGAGGGATTGAGCCAGGCCGCGGTGGTCGCTCGCTCAGAACGGCGGAAAGCAGTAATCGATCCCCTGCTTCAAAAGAAGAGCTGGAACGTTCCGCAATGGGCGAAACGGGCGGGCGTGAGCACCTGGGCGGCTCGTGAGTATTTGAAAGGAAAATCGGAGCCGCACGCGACGACAGCTGACGCTTTGGCTACAGCCCTCGATTTGGCCCATCTCCCGGAGTAAGGCGCGACCACGATTCCTCCGTCTGACAACTCCCCCTCAAACCCGCGTGCGGTACCGAACGCGGTACACGAACCCGCGCGCGGTACCGCACGCCGAGCGACGAAACCCAAAGTAACGTTCCTCCGTGCAATGGCTGCATTGAACCGCAGCCGCCGGAGGCCCAATGCCGAGGCAGTTACTCGCGCCACAACACGCCGCCGCTCAGGTGGGGCTGTCTACCTCGCGTTTGATTCAGCTCGAGGCCCTCGGCGAGCTGCGGTCGATTCGCGATAGCGCCGGGCGCCGATTCTACGACCCTGACGTCATCGAAGCGTTTGTCAGAAGGCGCGCGGCGCGGCGCGAAGCGCAGCGCGAGCGCGACGACCCGAGGCCCGCGGCCTGACGGCCGCCGAGACAGGAAGGTCCAGTAGTGGCACCACAAACCCCAGCCTTCGATCCCACGAAGCCGTTTACCGTAGTCGTTCCGCCGGTGGTCGAGACGCCGAATCCCTCATCGGCGGCCGAGCGGCAGAAATACGCCGAGCAGCAGAAATACCTCGAGGAGGCGCTCGCCTACGAGAAGGCGAACGACCTCTATAACAGGGCCGTCGCCGCGAACAAAGTGCAGCTCGAGGCGAGCCGCCATGAGTAGCGTGAGCGCGATCCTGCAGCAGATGGCGGAAAACGCCGGCCGGGCGCAACTCGCACGCGGGCAGAGTTACGCGAGCCTCGTGCAAAACGCCGCCAACGTGCCGGCGCAGATCATGGACGACGAGGAGCGCCAGCAGCAGCGCGACTTCCAACGCGCGCGCGACCAGCAGCAAATGAGCCTCGCGCTGCGCGCCGATCAGCGCGCGACCGCGGATCAGGCCTACCAGGACACGACGCGCGCGCAGGAGCTCGAGAAAGCGACCAAGGTCCGCGCGATCATCCAGGCCTATACCGACGGCACGCCGAACGATCCGAGCACCAACAGCCTCGCCGCGGGCGTCGCGAAGGCGCGCGAGGTGGGGCTCCCCGAATACATCCCGGACCTGTGGAAGCTCCACGAGAAGGAGCAGGCGGTGACGAACCCGCGCGGCTATGAGACAGATCCCACGAAGGATCTCCGCGACCCACGCACCAACGCGATTATCACGCCCGCGGCGCCGAAAATGCCCGAGATGGGGACGTCGGCGTACGCCGACGCGATCCGAATCCGCGATCTCATGGGCGGCGGCGCCCCGCCCGGCGCACCAGGCGCCCCGCCGACCGCGACCTATGGCGGCCGGATCGATCAGCTGCAGAACGGCCCGCCGCCGGCCGTGACGCCCGCCGCCGTGGGACCGGCGCCCGCCGCGGCGCCGGCCTGGGATGCGGCCGGCAATTTCACCGGCGACACTACGATCGGCCCGCCGCCGACCCCGCGCCCGGCCGCGGCCGCGCCGCGGCGCACGCTGACGTTGGCCGAGGCGACCGCGCAAGCCGCCGCCGAGCGGCGCGCCGCCGAGGCGCCGCCCAACGAGTTCCAAGCGTTCAAAACGTCCTACCCGGCGACCGTCCGGGCGGGCGCGACGTGGGACACGCTGAACCCGCAGGAACAGCAAGCCGGCCTGACCGCGTACGCGCAACGCGCCCGCGATCCGGAGTCGGCCGCCGGGATCAAGGCGCTGCGGGACGTCACGACGGAACTCGCGCGCCAACGGCTCGCCGCCGGCAAGACGGACGGCGGCGCGCCCGCGATCGATCTGACGACCCTCCCGGCGCCGATTCGTGATCAGGCGCAAGCGCTGGTCGACGGCCGGCGGCAACTAGATCCGCGGCTGGCCGGGAAGCCGCTCGGCCAGACCATCATCAATGCGGCGTATGCGATCGATCCCACGTTCGATCAGGGCAACTACAACGCGCGCTTTACCGCGCGCCGCGATCTCACGAACCCCGGCGCGCCGGGCGGGAAGACCATCGGCGCGCTGAACACGGCCATCCAGCACGCCGGGAAACTCTCGGACCTGATCGAGACGCTGGACAATTCGAACCTGCCGCTGGTCAACAGGATCGTGAACCCGGTCAAGAGTGCGTTGGGAAGCACGGCGGTCACCAACTACCAGACGGTCGCGCCGCAGCTCGCCAAGGAGATTGAGCGCGTGTGGCGCGGCGCGGGCGGGACCGCAGGCGAGATCCACGACCTGATCGAGACCATCGGCGCCAATAAGGGGAAACAGCAGCAGCGCGAAGCCCTCCAGCAGTTCGTCGAACTGGCCAAGGGCAAGCTCGACGCGCTCGAGACGCAGCGCGACAACGTGATGGGCAAGACGGCGGGCGCAACGATCCCGGTGCTCTTCGATCAGAACCAACCCATCCTCGACACCATCGCGCAGCGGGCGAGCGGGGCCACGCCCACGCCGACGAAGCGCATTGTCTATGGCCTGGACGGCCTCCCGGTGAAGTGATGGATGAACAGAACGCGGTCATTATTCGCGACGAGGCGGGCACGGAGCATGAGTTTCCGCCCGGCTTCGATCCCAAGCGGGCGGCGGAGATTGTGCGTCAACAGGCGGTGCCTCGTGATGCGCGCGGCCGGCCCCTCGTCTCGAGCGACACGAGCGATAGCCCACCGTCCACGCTCGATCAGCTCAATGAGATGCTGGGTCCGTTGGCGCATCCGCAGACATTCACGGACTTCGCGCGGCTCCTGACGTTGCCCGTGGATTCGGTGAGGAAGGCGCTCGCAGGGGCGCTCACGGCGGCGGCGGCGCGTCCGGCGGCGGGCACGGCCTTGTCGGTCACCGGACGCGGGCTCGAGCGGGCCGGGACCGCGGTCGAAGGCCCGGCCAAGATGGCGACGGCCTACGAGATGGTCACGGACCCGAAGCGGGCCGTGCTGACGCTGGCCACGCCGCAGCTCTTGCAAATGGCTGGGCGCGGGCTGCAGCGCGTGGGGACCGCCGTGACGGGGGAGGTGGCTCCGGCCGCTGTGGAGTCTGCGGCTATCGCTGAGCCGGTCGTCGCCGCCGGTCCGCGTCCGGTTATCCCGTCCGGTGCAGGGGTGAACACCCTGCCCGATCAGAAGGCGCTGAACGAGACCGCCCTCGCGGCGCGGCGCGCCGCATATCAAGCCAGCCAGGCGGCCCCCGCCGCCGGCCCCGTGGTGCCAGCCAGTGGGCAGATGCAGTTGACGGCGCCGGAATTTCAAGAGTTTCGCCGATTGATACAACGCGGGATGTCCCTGCCGGACGCGGAACGGGCCGTGAAGCTGGCGCGGGATCTGGCGAGTCAACTCGGCACCGAGCCGTCGCCGATCTCTGCGACGAGGCGGTAGGAAATCAGGCACGCGGCCGCCCTGGGCGGGGCGACCGTGTGTTTCAACGATGGGGATCAGCCGATGGGGACCACAACCATAGACGAAACTGCACGCCGGCGGCAAGTTCGCGAGCACATCCATGGGCTGACCGAGGCGGTCATCGATTGGGATACCGCGGTCGACGATGCCCGCGCCGACGTGGTTCGCGCGCTCGAACAACTACAGCGGGCGATCGCTCATCGCGACGCGGCGGTCTATCAACTCGCCCTGCTCGTCGCGGCGGCGGCGGCGTGATGACGCAGCTCGAGAGGGCGGGGCAGTTCCTCGCGCGTGGCCTCTCCGTGATACCGGTGCCACGGCCGCGTGCAGGCGTCTCACCCGGCGAACCCGGCGACGGCAAGGTGCCGGCGATCCCCTGGCGCGCATATCAAGAGCGGCTCCCTACCGGCGCGGAGCTCGATCGGTGGTTCGGCCGGGCACCGATGAACCTGGCCATCATCACCGGCGCGATCTCCGGCGTCGTCGTCGTCGATGCGGACGATCCGATCGCGCTGGCCTGGTGCACCCACCATCTGCCGTACACCGTCTGGCAAACGAAGACGAGCCGCGGCTATCACCTGTTTTATCGCCATCCCGGCGTCCGCGTCCCGAATCGCGCCGCGCTCGCGATCGGCGTCGCGCGCTTCAAGATCGACGTGCGGGGCGATGGCGGCTACGTGATCGGCGCCGGCTCGATACACGCGAGCGGCGTCGAGTATGCCGAGGGCGGCGACTGGACACAGCCGCGCGCCTCGGTGCCGGTCTTCTGGCCGGGGTGGCTCGAGCGGCCGACGACGCGCCGGACGCCCCCGCCACGGCCGCCGGTGCGTCCCACCGGCGACGTCGTCGAGCGCGCCCGCCGGTATCTCGCCGTGATGCCGCGGCCGGACATCGGCTTCGGCAGTGATCGCGCGACGCTCTACGCCGCTTGTCGCCTGGTGCGCGGCTTCGGGCTCGACACCACGGTCGCCGAAGACTTGCTGTGGGCGTGGGCCGGCGGCCGGCCGGGCTGGTCGCGCGAGTGGGTCGCCCGCAAAGTCGCCCACGCCGAACGGTATGGCTCTGAACCGGTGGGGGCGCTCCGATGACGCCGGACGGCTGGACCGACGCCGACCCGACCGTGTGCCCGAAGTGCGGCCGCGACAGTTGCGACGATCCCGACCATCTGCCGCCGGAGGCGGGCGCCGTGCGCGGTCTCGATCCGACGTATCTCGCGGACGCCGCCGTCGTCGCCGCCGAAGGGCGCCACCTGGCCGAGGTTGGCGTGCCGTATCTCGTGCACGGCCTGGTGCCGGCGTTCGGTACGCTCGGCGCGTCGGTCGCGTTTGCGAAAGTCGGCAAGACGACGTTCGCGCAGCAGCTGGGCGCCGCGGTCGCGAGCGGCGCGCCGTTTCTCGATCGGCCGACGCGCCAAGCGCGCGTGCTCGCGATTGCGGCCGAAGATCCGCCGGAGTACACCGCCTGGCTGGCGCGGCAGCTGACGGTGCCGCCTGGCTGGATGACGTTCTACCGGAACGCGATCCAACTTGATCGCAACGGGCTCGCCGCGATCATGGCGACGATTCGGACCGGCCGGTACGGGCTCGTGCTGATTGCGTCGTGGCAGGCGGTCGTCAGCACGCTCGTGCGTGACGAGAACGACAACGCGGGCGCGGTCCGCGTCGTTGAGCAGGTGAAGGGCGCCACGCGCGCCACCGCGATCCCGTGGCTGATTGACGCGCACAGCGGGAAAGGCGAAGACCAGCGGGACGACGCCGATCCGAGTCGCGCCATGCGCGGGGCCTCCGGCGCGGCGAGCGCGGCCGACTACACGCTCTCGCTGCGCTACGCCAACGGATCGTTCGGCACGCAACGGCGGTTGAGCGGCAAAGGCCGGTTCGTCTCCTGCCCGCCGATGCTCCTCGAGTACGACCTCGCGCGTGGCCTCTACACCGTGATCGACACCGCGAAAGACACGCTGGCCGAGACCACCTGGCAGCTGCTGGTCGAGAGTGGCGCCCTGTCGAGTGCCCCGCAGACGGTCGACGCGATTGCGAAGGCCGCCGGCCTCGTCAGCGCGGCCGGGCGTGTCACGGGAACGCACCGCCGGCAGATACGCGCGGCCTGCCGCGGCCGCGACGGCATCCGCACGACGACCGAAACCCGCCGCGGTATCCAGACGACGCTGTTTGCCTTTCAGGAGGTGCCATGACGCGCCAACCCTCATGCGTGGCGCGTGTGGCGCGTCATGGGCAAGCTGCTGAGCACATGCTGCGCGCGCCCATATATACAGAGCACACGCCAAGAGTGCTCTATATGGCGCGTGTGGCGCGTGGCGCGTTGGCTGCCAAAAGTACGACGTTTTTCGGCCGCTCCGACGCGCCACCCCCATGCGTGGCGCAGGTGGCGCAGTGGGGAGCACGGACGCCATGAAAGCGCGCTCGTGGAAGGCGGCCGAAACGCGGTTCGCGCGCGACGTCGGCCGCGAACGGAAACCCTGCGACGGGACCCGCGAAGGCGCCGATTTCGAGGACCCGATGTTCTGCTATCAGCTCAAGGTCAGGCGCCGGCTGCCGGCCTGGCTGTGGAGCTGGCTACGTGGCGTCCAGGGCACCGCGGCCGCTTCGGATCGGATGGGCGTGCTGGTGCTGAAGCAGCCGCGTCAGGAGGACGCCGAGGCGCTGGTGGTGCTGTCTTGGCGCGATTGGCGGGATCTGCACGGGACGCCATCACCGCGCGCCGACGCGACAACGCAGGAGGACGATGACGATCTGCCGTTCTGAGCATCCGCCGGTGCCGCGGCCGCCGTTCGAAGTCGCCCGCTGAAGGAAAGGAGACGACGTGGCTTCTTCTCGTGACTTGATCGTGCAGCTCCTCGATGATCCGGCGTTCGTGCCGGCCGTCTCGCCGCGCGTGGCGCTCGGCGTGCTGACGCACCTCGGCGCGCTGCAATCACGCATGGCGGCGGTCGCAGCGGGCGACGCGGGCGAGGGCGCCGACGGGCCGCGGCTGTACGAACTGAAGGACGTGGCCGAGCGCCTCCAGATGTCGATGTCGCAGGTGTACCGTCTGGCGGCCTCCGGCGACCTTGTGACGGTCGTCGAAGGCCGCAGCAAGCGGGTGGCGAAGGCCGACCTCGAGCGGTACATCGCCAAGCGGCGGTCCGGTAGCGATTTGAGTTGACCGGACGATAGGTTAGCGCCTGATAGGATGCGCAGGTGGCGACGGTGCGAATCCCGAGGCCATGGGGCGCGTGCCGCGAGAAACGGCGACAATGACGAAGGGAACCTGGTAGATGGCGACAGTGCGCAAGCGCGGCAAGGTCTGGACGGTCGACTACACTGACGGCGCCGGGCGTCGGCGTCGGCAGGATCTTGCGACGAAGGGCGCCGCCGACCAACTCTTGGGCCGCGTGCTCCTCGAGTCGAATCAGGCGCTGCCGCCGTCGCTCCAGAACCGCAACGTCTCCGTGCGCGAATACCTCGGCACCTTGGACGCCAAGACGGGCACGGCGACCGGCTGGATGCTGGCGCTCGGCGCGCTGGTCAAGCCGCGCACCCGCCGGCTGTACGAGATCCTCGGGCGCCTCTACGTGATCCCCGAGCTCGGCCACCTCCGGCTGCGGCAGCTCCACCGCGCGCAGATCCGTGCGTTCTTGGTGAAGCTGCTCGCCGATGGGCTCAAACCGAACTCGGTCCACACGGTGCACTCCTGCCTGAACTCGATGCTGACGACGGCGGTCGACGACGGCGTCCTGGCGGCGCACCCGGGCCGAGGCGTCGCCAAGAAGCTGAAGCTCCAGAGCACCGACGAGGACGAGGAGGACATCAAGCCGTTCACGGCCGAGGAGCTGAACCAACTGCTTGCGCAGGCGGGCGCCGACGAGCCGGACCTCTACGCGCTGTTCGCGGTGATGGGCTTGGCGGGTCTGCGCATCGGGGAGGCGTTGGCGCTGCGCTGGACGAAGCTGGACTACGCCGGGCGGGAGATCCGGGTGTCGCGGACGTTGGCGCCGCCCTCGGCGGCCGACATCGTGGCAGGGCGGCTCGGGACGCCGAAGTCCGGCAAGGCCAGGACGGTGGACATGAACAGCCTGCTGGTGCCGGTCCTCCAGATGCACGAGGCGCGGGCGCGCGCGCGATCGCTGGCGACCGGTCACGGCGGCGCGCTCGGGACGTTCGTGTTCGCCCGGTCCGGCCAGCCATTGGACGAGAGCAAGGTCCGCGTGGCGCTCACGCGCCTGCTGCGGAGGGCTGGGCTCCCGACCTACCACACGCCGCATCATCTCCGGCACACGTTCTGCGCGCTGCTCCTGAGCGACGGGGTGCCGGTCACCTACGTGATGACCCAGGCGGGGCACCGGAGCATCGATACCACCGTGCGATACTACGGCCGATGGATTCCGAAGTCGGACCGCTCGCTGATCGAACGGCTCTGCGACAAGCTCAACCCGGCGCGGGCCGCGTTGGCGCAGGCGATGGCCGGCGGGAGGGCGTCACCGGACCCGGCGGAAAGCCAGTCGTCTCAATCCGTCTCAAATCCGGCCGTTTTGAGCGGGTTTCTTGGGAATTTCTCCCAAGACTTGTTATCGGCCAGTATAGCCCCCCGCGCTTCTAGGGATGACTCCAAGCAACCCCTGAGACAGAACGACCAGTCGCCGGATACCCTCAAAACGCCCGACAACTCAGGCCGTCGTCTCAAGCCCGTCTCAAAGGACGGGGAGTGATGTGAGCGGCCTGGGACCGAGCTGGCGCAAGCCTGATCGTTGACTGGCTCATGAACCCACGGGACGACGACCTGGCGCCGTGGACGCGGCAACCGGGCGAGCCCCCGCGGGCCTTCCACTGGTTCGCGCACTACCGAGACCTGGGCGTCGCGCGGTCGTTCGACAAGGCCTACCGAATGCACACGGCCGCCTGCGACGGCGTCTCGGTCGGCGCCAGGATTCGCGCGCCGCGGCATTGGACCCGCGCGGCGGCGCACTGGGGCTGGACCGAGCGCGCGGCGCACTGGGACGCGCATTGCGACGGCGCACGGCGCGACCGCGCCGCGCAGGATCAGGCGGACGCCGTTGCGCGCCATGCCCGGTTGGCGCAGGATGGGCTCCGGGCGCTTGCGATTCCCGGCCAGGCGGCGCTCGACATCCTCGACGACGGCGCCCTGCTGCCGCAGCTCATCGCGCAGGCGCGCACGGACCCGGATCGGTTCCTCGCGCTCCTCGGGACCGTCGTGCAGGCGTCGCGGGCGATACCCGGCCTCGTCACCGTCGAGCGGCTGGCGCGCGGCCTGACGACCAAGCCCGTCGACGTCAAGGACGAGCGGCACGACGTCGCGAACCGGATCGCGGCCGACCCCGAAGCCACCAACTTAGCCATCGCCTTACTCGATCGCATCTCGCAGCAGC